TTGGTGGGGCGGTCTCGGGAAGAGAACTGGGGCGATCAGTACCGACAGGACGACCGCGCCCGGGGTCGCCTTGCCCTTTTAGGGGGGTTCCTTGCCCTTTTAGGGGGGTTCCTTGTCCTTTAAGGGAAGTCCCACGACCAGCACCCGGCGTAGCATTGGTGTTTGCTAAGTTGGGCTTTTTATCCTCGGGCCTAGTGGGGGTGTCTGTATTACTACCGCCCCCTCCCTGATTACGAGCTTGGTTCAGCTTTCGTTTACGTCTGTTTCTTCCTTTTGCCATGGTTACCAGAGGTGTTTGCAAGCCCAGTAACGGGCTGTCGTTTTATCTTTAGCAGTTTTACAGTTGTGTCGTGACCGAAAATTTGCTCTGCGCTTGGGGTTCTTGTGTTGTCTGAAATCTTGGTAATCTCGGTGGCCGTAAGATACTTTACGGATCTTGTCACCCTCCTTACCGAGGACTACAAACTTTTTCTTAGAAGACTTAGGGGCGCGTTTTGGCTTATTAAAACCAGCAAAACGCTCGCCCATATACTTAATACCACCACCGGGAAGCCTTTTAAAGCGTTTAGAAGCCATAAATATCTTCTATTATACCAAAAAATAACGCTTACGCTAGATTATAATTTCCACAAAAACTGATATAATACACCACCCCTATTCTAAACCTTGCGCAATAAGGTGGTTACCTTGTTTACATAAACAGGGTAACCAGTATAAAATAAGAACTTTTATAATAGGGGGTGGGCTATACCTAAGACAAAGAACCCTCTGGGTTATCGAGAGACCCACGTATACTTTTAATAGTCTTCCTCTGAGGAACCCTGAGCCCTGATCCATCTGCCCTCTCTGCTGGTTCCACGGCCACGAGTCCCATACGCTGGCGAGCGCAGTCGAGAGCCAAAAAAGCCGCATCAGCCAAGTCAGGGCTTCGGCCCATCCTCGACTTGTAATCGACCTTGGATTCAATCTTCACTTTCAGGGTTCCTGTTTTCACCAATTCATAGCTCCGGGCACAAATTTCTTTACCCAGATCAGCATCAACTCCGCGCAGTTGTCTGGTCCTCATCAACTCTTTACCTACAAACCAAAGTTCAGATACACGGTTCGTGTATAGGTCTACCCCTGTCAGCTTGCTGTTCGCCCCTACACGCTTATCGGATGGCTTGCCACCAAAGGATACCCTGAGAAACCCACTAGACCACTCACCAGCTAAGACATCGCAAAAAGGCGCACCGGCACCTGTAGCATCGACAGCTAGGTTATCTGCACTAACCTTATGCTTTTTACATAACTCAATGACCTTGGTCACGATCTGATATGTCCTCGGGATCGCTTTATTTGAAGCATCGTCTCGAATCATAAACGATTCCCCAAACTCGATACAGTATTCTCCATCGTTGGTATAACCGACTCGCGCTAAATACAGTACAGTTCGGTCACCACCATTCGTGAAGGCGGGGTCAAGCCCAGCAATTACCGTAGGCTTACCTTGCCAATCAGCCTTCTGTGTAGCGTTGTGTCGAATCAATTCCTGCTCGCTGTAAATAGTTTCATCCTCGTCTCCGTCGAAGAATACGGCTCTGACCATTCGCATGTAGGCTCGGGACTCCTCGCCGAGAATAGCTCGGTCTTCCTCCAGCTTCTCTTGCGTGGGCAGGAACGGATACTTATCGAAACCTGCATCCAGATTCGGGGACCGTTCGCCGTCTAACCTAAGATATTTGCCTCCCCACTTCGTGCGCCACGAGTCATCCGTCTGAGTAGAGACGGTGTCCCAACCGTCCTTTGGTTCGGACCAAACCCCGAAAGCGTCGAAACGGGATGCAGGGTTCGACATTCCAATGACCCTAAGTTCAGGGTTCTTGGACAAATTTGACAAAGCGGCACTAACAATATTTTCACTCATCTCCGACAATTCGTCGGCCAAAAGCACTAAATTTTTCTGTTTTATGCCGATCATTTTGCCGACAGCTTCACGAGTTTTTGATTTCTCGGCAGCGATCAGTGACAACCCCGCTCTTTCAAAGAGGTTTCCATTTTGATCCACATACGCTATATTACCTATAGAATCCCTGATCTTCCCCGGAACATCTTCGATGACGGCCATTAAAGATATGACAGAACCCCATATCCGCTTTCTAGCTTCTCTGAGAGTTGTTGATGTTATCAAAACTAAAGTCTCGTGTGGCCGCGACAACCAACATACAATCCCAAAGGCGGCCATCGTGTGGCTTTTACTCGAACTTGCAGCCCCACCGATTGCGAGGTATTTGTTCTTGAGAGCTTCTCGAATCATAAGCTCGGCCCAAGGGTGCTTTACCATCAAGGGTTCTGGTAAATCCGAGTTGTTCCATAACTCATCGCAAATTCTCCAGAAGTAGTATTCCCGTTGACGAACTTGAGTATGATTAGCGAATCCCACCAGAAGCCCAGTAATGACAGTGGACGGCGGAATCGTGAAAGAACCGACCCGCATCAGCTTGGTCTTTGGATCGATAAACGGCTCTAGTTTATTAGTTCTCTTTTTCGCCATAAATAAACTCTCTTAACATATGCCAGAGAAATCAAAAAACCAGCTTCAAAAAGAGCAACTTAAGAGAATGGCTCTTGATATGTATAATGACGGAATGCCACAAGTCCGTATTGCACAAGAAATTGGTATTGGCGATTCAACTCTCCGTCGATGGCTGCGGGAGATGAAGATCCCACCAAAGAAGCACCGGCACGAGCCTAACAAAGTTACTGAAGTAAAAGATAGGGTTCAGGATGCTCTGGAAGAAAACCTTTCTTCGACGCTCAAAGACGCGATCAAAATCGAGAAGGGTCGTCTCCGCACCGAGGAGGACAAGGCGATCATGGAACACGCGGAGGTTCAAACGACCCCTGCCGAGAAGTACCAGAGCTACGTCACAGCCAGCGCAGTCAAATTGATGCGAGACAGCCTCAAGCTAATACGCCCTGCGAAGACGATACGAGAACTGGATCAGCTAGATCAGATCATTCGACGAAACTTCGGGCTGGACGCCAAGGGAGGGGCCGCCGGAAGTAAGTTGTCCATCGACGTTTCCATCTTGACGAACACTAAGACAGCCCTTAACGGTGGGGCAGTTAAAACATCAGGACACATCATCGATGTCACCGATGTTGTTGAAACCAAAAAAGAAGATAGCGATGGAGAATCAGACGAAGAAAAAGAGTAGTGACATGGTCAACTACCCAACTCACTATCGGTCGCACCCTTCAGGTGTGGAAGTCATCGAAATCACAGAGCATTTAAACTTTTGTTTAGGTAATGCTGTTAAGTATATACTTCGGGCCGACCATAAGGGATCGCATCTGCAAGACCTCAAGAAAGCTCAGTGGTACATTTCGCGAGAGATCCGACGACTTCAGGAGAATACTCCTGACCGGACTGAGTTCTAGCCCCACATGACTACCACACACTCCGACATGATCGTCGGTGTCGATAACGGCATCAGCGGAGGGTTGTGTGCGATATCAAGATGCCGGGGCCGCATCATCTCCAAGATAGTAATGCCGACCCTAAAGAGGAACGGTAAAAGCGAGATCGACCTGATGGCTGTCAAGGAATGGGTAAACGAACTGAACACTGAACCCTGCTTCGCGATTGAGGAGCCACTGCACCACGCCAAGAGTTCTCAAGCTGTTCGCTCAATGGCAATAAACTTTGGTAAACTGTTAGGGGCTTGTGAGATGCGTATGTGGGAGGTTAACCCCGTAACAGTCAAGGAATGGCAAAAAGAGATGCTGGGAACTGTCCCCAAAGGCAAAACGAAAGAGGCAGCCTTGGGTGTCGCTTCGTCCCTTTGCCCCGGCGAAGATTGGACCAAGAGTGAGAGAGCCATTATCCCCCACGACGGGATAATAGACGCCTATCTGATTGCCGAGTATTGGAGAAAGAGATCAGCTTTTTCTAATTGAGACAAAAAAATAATTGACTCTATTTCGGAAACGTGAGAACATCCCGCCGAATGAAGCAATTATACCCGAAGCAATTAGAAGCCTTAGATTTTTTTACCAGTAAGATAGATGCAGGGTTCAACACTCTGGATGCGAGTGCAACCGGAACAGGTAAGACTGTTGTGGCAGCACACCTCGCCAAGCACTGGGGTAAACCGGTAGCAGTTCTTTGCCCGAAGGCGGTGATCCCCTCATGGGAAAGGGAACTGGCCGAGGTAGGCGTCGAGCCTCTGTTCGTAATCAACTACGAGAAAATACGTGGTGGGCGAACCCCACACATGAAAAAGATCGGGAAGTCCATTATGAACTGGAAAATCCCGAAAGACACTCTCGTTCTTTTAGACGAAGTTCATAAGTGCAAAGGGCCATACACCCAGAACGCCCAACTGTATATCTCTTTAACTCTACAGAAATTCACCACTCACGCGATGAGTGCGACCGCAGCGGAGAACCCTACTGAGATGCGTGGTCTGGGTTTTGCCCTTGGACTTCACGCACTGAATAAATCCAAGGGAGCCAAACGGTCCTTCTATGGCTGGATGAAACAAAACGGGTGTTTTCTGGACGATTGGGGCAAGTGGGACTTCTGTCGAGCTAGGTCTGGTGTAAACCCAAAGCTAACCCAAATGCACGACAC